CGAAGAGGGTCCCGGAACGGCCCCCGCCTCGCGGCATAAGAGTCGAAAGGCCTTGCAGCGTGTTCTGGTTCCCCTGACGGATCTGGTCGATCTGAGGCTGAAGGAGCGCAGTCGTGTTCGCCCGGTTGCCGTTGAGCAGGGTGTTGAAGAAGTTGGTCCCCGAGTTCACCAAGGGCGTTCCGGTCGCGGTCGTTCCCTGACCGACATTGAGCAAGTTGTGGGCCTGAGCGAGTTCGTCGGTGGAATTAGCCTGAGCCGCGGAGGCGAGTTGCGGAAGCGCCGCGGAGGCTTGCTTAACCTGTTGCGAGGGTCCGAAGCTCATTGAATGGACTCCGTCGAAAGAGGCTGGATCGGTTGGATCTCGTCGAGGAATTTCTCAGGGATCGGCGGCTGGACTAACTTGCTCAGTACTACCCAAGGCTCCATTTGCATCCCGAGGGACTGGGCGAGGGCGGAGAGTTTGCCGGCGGGAGCAAACAGATACACCCACTGTGGACCAGCGGTGGAGAGGATATGGGCTTCGGCGGCGGCGACGAGGCCGGGAAGAACCCGAGCCCAGCCATCGCGGATCACGAGAGGTTGGGCGTGGAGTTTGATCTGGAGACAAAGGTAGGCGACACAAGAGCCGTCGGTGTTGAAGGCTCCGAGGAACGTGGAGTAGCGGGGGTCGGGGAGCGGGTTCCCGCTCGCGGCATAGTCAGGGCCACAAATCGGCTCGATCTCCTCGGGACGCAGTGACCGGAACTCCATGATTAAGAGTCTAATGGATTCTGGGAGCGAGGACAATAGCTAAGGTTGGGTGACGGAGAGGATCTGGCCTTGAGGACCGATCTTGAGGACGGTTCCGATCTGGATGACAACGGACTGCGGGGAGATGGTTTGGGTCGAGAGGCGTTCCTGGACTTGGGAGAGTTTGTTCTGTAGGTCTTGTAACGCCGCGTTGATCTCCGGGTCCCGGACGGTCGTGCGGGTGAAGGTGGAAGGCGCGGGCAGAGCGGGCATTTGTCCCTACTGAGCCCCGGTCCAAACAACAGAGTCCGCCGAAACGGTGCAAGCGAAGAACGTTTGCGAGAGGTCGTGAGAGGACGCATTACCCTGAGGGGCGAAGTTGAAAGAGCCTCCGGGGAGGAGCAAGATCGCGTTGGTCGTCGTCACTCCGGACCCGCCGATCGTGATGTTCCCGGTGTTGGTAAACGGCGCGGCGATGGTGAGCTGGATGGTTTTGGTCGAAGTGGTGGAGAGGCGTTTGTTGCCGGAGGAAGGACACGTTTGGGATCCGTTGATCGGAATCCCGGAGTGAGTAGGGAGAGCGAGGAGCGCCAGGAGGGACAGTGAAGAGAAGATCCGTTTCATGGGAATATTGTACTCCTAAGTTTTAAACACTGCCAAGGAAATGTAGCTCGCCTCGGTCCAGAGCTTTGTCTCGATGACGAACTCGTCGAGGAAGGCGGCGAAGGGAGTAGATGCCGACAGCGAGTACGCGAACGCTAAGTCCTTGATAGCCTGAGGGAGCATCAAAGGGACAATCCGGAACTGCCCTCCGGTTGATGGGATCGATTGGGTGAAGGTTCGGTTGTCAACTGTCTCGATAGTGAAAGAGACGGGAGCGGTTGAGATGAGCGCGGCATAAAGCCGGCGGTGGTGTTTCCAGCCGGAGATCGACAGGTTGATGAACTGGGTCAGGAGGGACGTGGAAAGGTACGGCTGGACGTATCCGCTTGGCTCCCAGGCGTAGAAGCGAGGACCCGCTGGGCCGCCGGACCAGGCGAGCTTCAACCCAATGTTGCGGTGGAGAGCGAGGCCGGGAACACCCGACAGCGAGGACAAGTTCATCAGGACTTGCTGAATAGAGCCAGTTGCGGCAAGAGACGCTACGGCCGAGAACGACTGAGCGTTGTCATAAGCCGCGGCAGCAGTGAACGGCCCAGTTCCATCCGATTGGATCATTCCGTCGACAAAGAGTTTCTGTGCTCGTTCATCCCCGCCGTCAAAGCTCGGAGTGAGCACGATGCAATTGATGGCAGATCCGGAGTCCGAGTTCCCGCCGGAGAGATAAATGTTGGAAGTGGCGGCGGAGAGGAGCAAGATCTGCGGTTTCTGGGGAAGATCTACTTCTGCTTCGACGAGATAGAACGTCGCCAGGTGATCAGCGTAAGTGTGGAGGAACCATCTCTTCTTCGAGAACTCAAATCGGAGAACTACGTTGTTGGCGCCGGTGTCGTTGTAAGTGAAATAGAGATCGTTGTCGCAATAGGCGAGGCGGAGGGAGGACAGTTCCGTCATGTCCACCGGGAGGATGATGTTCGAGCCGGAGTCCGAAGGGCTTGCGTCCTGGCCGTCGTGGGGGAAGAGTGGGTAGAGTGCTCCGTCCGTGATCGAGACCGCGCCTTGTTCGGTAGCGAGATAGATTCCGTCCCGGCCGAGGAAGGCGACTCCGTAAGGAGTAGAGCAACACGCCCAGCGGGACCAGATGCCGGAGGGAGATGGGATTTTTTGCCACTGAAACGGACTTGCGGACAGGAAGGAGTAGCGGACTAGGAAGAGATTGTCCCGGGATCCGGTGAAGACCAGGCCGTTCCAAGTAGCTCCGGATACAAGAGGCTCGGAAGGTCCAGTGAGCTCAAGTGTGTTTTGGTCGGATGCCGAGTCAAGATCAGCGGAGTTAGAGAAGTAAAGCGTTCCGCCGTTGAAGAGATCTCCGAGAGCAAAGCCGACCGGGGAAAATGGGCCTTCAAGAGGACCGAAGGCGAAAGGGAGCGGCTGGGCGGCGATGGTCGGAGACGCGATTTGGAAAGCGGCCGACTGCACTCCGGCAGAGGAGAAGAGTTCAATGACTGTCGCTGAGCGGGGTTGGCCGAAGGTCTGATACGCGGTGCCGTTGATGAGAATGACGGTTCCGGACAAGAGGGTCGGAGGGAACGGGCCGCCGGAAGTGATGCGGGCCGTGGTGCCAACGACGGAAACAGTTCCGGATATCGGGAGCGTCAGAACCGGCCAGGGTTGGATCTTGGTTAAATCAGCAACTTGGCCGAGAGCGAGGATTGCCGAATCCGGGAGGTTGTCGGCAAAAGTCCCGGGGGACGCGAAGTTATTCCCCACGGTCCCGACGTAGAGGAACTGGGAAAGAGTCCCGCCGAAGGCGTAGATGTCGATTGAGTCGACCCCGGGGACATTAGTCGCTTGCGGCGTGATCCGCATTTGCTCCCGGAGCGGGAAGAGTTGATATCGAGACTGGGGGCCGGGGACACTCGCCGCGCCGGTCGAGGAGTCCCGGAACCGGGAGGAGAACTCATAGCCGACCGGGGAGTTCGGTTGGATCTCGGGGCCGTAAGTGCCGAAAGTGTACCAGTCGTCGATGCCTAAGTCGGTTGGGTCGGACAGTTCGGCGGAGATTTGAATGGCTTGAATGGTGGAGAAGTTGAGGGTGAAATCCCCTCCATGACGCGTAGCCGAGGAGAGCAGAACCGTGATCTCCGTCCATTGATTGTTTAGGGAAGTGATCGGGATGGTCCAGGTGAAGTAGTTGCCGGTGAACGCGTTTCCGAGTCCGGTGGTCTTCGGATCGATGTCAATCTGGATCTTGAACGAGGTTACTTTGGTGACATCCGAGAAGAAAACCGAGAGATGCATCCAGTCGTCTGAGAGCGAAATCGGCCGGGTCTCGGAAGTTCCGGTGATGGTCGCCCGGGAGGCATCGACGGAAGTGAGGAGCGAGAGGCTCGCGGTGGAAACTCCGGAGGTCGAGTTACCGGAGAGGACATAAGAGATCGCAAGGGGCTCCCCAGGGACGTGGTTGTTGGCGAGATAAACATACCAAACGTAGAAGCCATGAGTGGCTTCTCCTGCGAAATGAGTAACGGAAGTGGAGCAACGGAACGAGTACCCTCCGCCGTCCGGGGTCGGAGTGACCGAGAGGACCCGGATGGCTTCCTGGTTAGGGCCGCCTGCATCGAGGGTGAGGACGGAATTCCGGGAAAGCCCGACAGGAGACCCGGTGAGAACGACGGTGCATAAACCTGTCGACCCGGAGTCGTAATCGATTCCCTGGATCGTCGACGGAGTAACGGCCGCGTGGATCTCGCGGATCGATGCGAGTTCCTGGGTCCCGCCGGCGGGGTTGACTAAGACCTGCGCGCGTTCGCCGATGGAGTCGAAAGTCCCGGCGACGGTGGAGGACGGGAGCAGACATGCCCATCCGGAGGAGCCGGAGTTGTAAAGGATCGTGAGGATAGTCGCGTCCGGGGCGAAGCGGGAGGCAAGGGTCGGCGCGGCAGCGGACCCACCTTCGGTCCAGCCGGTGAGGGATTGACCGTCGGAAATCTCCACACTCGCCGGAGGGCCGTAGTCGATGACGGGATCCTGGGTCGGAGGAGCGACTCCGATGGGGCGGATCGTGGTCCCGTCCGCGCGGACCTTCACTTGTTTCGCCTGATCGTAGACATACATCCAGGATTCGGGGGATTGCTCCG